TCAATCATATACAGTAGAAAACCCAAAGACAAAGCCATGTGGACAAATCCTTTTACTAGAGGAATGAAAGACCAAGAGTATAGACAAACTGTAAAACAAAACACGGACATCTTATACAAGACACGAGCAGAACAATGTACAGTCTGTAAAGGAGTTGGAACTATTAGAAAAATAAAGAAAGATGGTACTCCATATGCTAATGCTACCAAGTGTACCAACTGTAGTGGACACGGTTATCTTTTTATTCCTACTGATAGAGTTGCTGGACTCAAGTTTACTGCACCTAATCCTAGTTGGGTAAGTGCTCATGGATTTAGTGTTAACAAAAACAACTTAGCTATCTTACAGAATACTGCGAAGTCAAAGGGCATGGATACTGCTCACAAGTTTCTAGAGGATATACAAAGACTATCTGCTCTAGATACTTATTTGTCTTCCTTTGTAGAAGGCATACAGACATACACTAAGCCTGATGGTAAGCTTCATGTTAGATTACTGCAACACAGAACCTCTACGGGTAGGTTCAGTGGTGCTGATCCTAATATGCAGAATATGCCTAGAGGTGGCACGTTCCCTGTCAAGCGAGTGTTTGTATCAAGATGGGAAGGGGGAAAGATATTGGAAGCAGACTTTGCTCAGTTAGAGTTTAGAACTGCAGCCTTTCTATCACAAGATAAAACTGCAATGAAGGAGATTCAAAATGGATTTGATGTGCATAGTTATACTGCTAGTGTTATTACTGATGCTGGGGAGAAAACTTCTAGGCAAGAAGCGAAAGCTCACACCTTTGCACCCCTCTACGGAGCAACGGGGTTTGGGAGATCGCCTGCTCAAGCTACATATTATAAGCACTTCACGAAAAAGTACAAAGAGATTGAGTTATGGCACTCCCGATTGGCTAAAGAAGTTTTAAATGATGGTAAGATAACTACACCAAGTGGTAGGGAGTTTGAGTTTCCTGATGTACAAAGGTACTCAAGTGGTAAGATATCACACTTCACACAAGTTAAGAACTATCCAGTGCAATCGTTTGCTACTGCTGATATAGTTCCTTGTGTCTTACTTGATATTGAAGACAAACTAAAAAATTTACAGTCATGTATAGTTAATAGTGTGCATGATAGTATAGTCATAGACGTTCATCCATCTGAAGAAAAAGAGGTTCTATCTGTAATAAAAACTGTAGATAGCATCTTGAAAGATTTAATTCAGATACAATTTAAAATAGAGTTCAATGTGCCACTAAAATTAGATGTAAAGTTAGGGGATAATTGGCTTGACACTAAAGACGTTGTATGATAAAACTAGGGAACTTTTATAGGAGATCATTTACATGAGCAATATTGTAAGCATAAATACAGATAATTATTCTGCGATGGCAAAAGCCATGGGTATGGAACAAGAAAGCAGTAAGTCTGCAAGTACGTTACCTAGATTGAAACTTTCAAAAGAAACAATTATGGGTCAAAAAGAAGTTGATGGTGTCATAGAGACTGTCGTTAAAGTAAATCCTGGATCATTCTTTTTAGAATTTCCTGAAGAAAACAATACCCACTACTATGCAAAAGGTTTGACCATACGACCTTTTATGCAAAGATTCTTTTTAAGAAAATGGGTTAATGGTCTTGAGGGTAAAAAAGGCTACTACGTTAAGTCCTTAATGTCTGACAACTTGAATGTAGACCTCAAAGATAGTGGTGGCACTTTTAACTGTGGTAGACCTAGTGGGTATATTAAGGACTTCAAAAGCCTTGATGTAAAAATGCAAGAGCAAATTAAAGCAGTAGATAGAGTAAGAAGTGTTTTTGGAACTGTGACTTTTGACAAAGTTATAAACAGCGATGGCACTGATTCAGATAAAGAAATAAAAGATGTTCCTTTTATTTGGGAAGTTACAGGTGCGACTGCCTTTAAAATAGTAGGTGAAACTTTTAAGGCACTATCAACTATGAAAAGATTACCCGTTCAGCATACTATGAAATTAACAACAGAAGCAAAACCTTTACAGAGTGGTGGTTCATTTTTTGTTCCAAAAATAAATCCTAACTATAAACAAGTTTTAAAAGTAGACGAAAAAGAACAAGAAATTTTTGGTAACTTCATAGCTTGGGTTGAGGGATTTAATGGATACATATCATCATCTTGGGATGAAAAGAATCGCAACAACGTATCTGAAGAGGATATGAAGGTTGTAGACGAGTTCATTGAAGTTGATGATAATGACGAGAAGTAATAATCCCTTCAAGGTTCATAACATAAACTATCTTTCTCCGAGTAGTATAAATACTTATATTAGTGATACTCCAATGTGGGTTGCTAGATATTTATTCAATGCTAAATCTCAAGGTGGTGCAGGTGCTATGAGAGGTATAGCAGAAGAGTTTGTACTATCAAATAAGTATGAGAAAGGTTTCTTTGACTTTGATCTTTTAGATGTTAAATTTATGTCACTGTGTGCAGAAGCTAATCTAGATTTAGGTGATATGAAAACAATCAAAGAAAAGAAAGTCTTGAAAGACTATGGTAATATAATAGATAAAAACTTTAACTATGAAACTCTTGAAGATTACCAAGAGAAAGTTGAAGTAGAGGTTGAGGATCTACCCGTGCCAATAATGGGGTATATTGACTTCAGATTCAAAGACACTATAGTAGATCTAAAGACAACAAGTAGGATGCCTTCAAAGCCAACTGAAGCACAACACAGACAAATGGCTTTGTACTCTATGGCATATCCTAAAAAGAAAGTGGAACTGTTCTTTGCTAGTCCAAAAGACTACAAAAAGTTTCCATTAAAGAATCTGTCTGCGTACAAAAAGCAATTAAAGAAAGTGGCTTTTAGTATACAGAAGTTTTTGTCTATCAGTGATGATAAACACGAGTTAGCATCTCTTATGTATCCTAACTATGACTCTTGGATGTGGTCTAGCGATATGAAAGAGAAAGCTAAAAAAATATGGAATGTTACGTAGTGTCTCCTCACAGAGCGTATCGTAATGCATTAAAGAATGGATATAGGAGTGGCTTAGAGCATAAACTTTCTCTCTATCTTAAAAGTCTAAAGTATAAATTTACATACGAGACTATAAAAATAGAGTGGCAAGATTTAGCCTATCGCACCTATACTCCAGATTTCATACTTAAAAATGGAATAATAATAGAGACAAAAGGCAGATTTATAGCTGCTGATAGAAGAAAACATCTTGCCATAAAAAAGCAACATCCCTCTTTAGATATTAGATTTGTATTTGAAAACAGTAGAAACAAACTTAGAAAAGGTGCTAAATCAACATATGCACAATGGTGTATCAAGTATGGCTTTCGTTATTACGATAGAATAATACCTGAAGATTGGTTAAAAGAAAAGGGTAAGGATAAACACCCAAAGTTTATTAAGTATAATGGAATTAAAATAAAATAGGGAGACTACATATGAAAGACAAACAAGGTAAACCACCAGGAAGAGATGATTTTTTCTTAGTAATGAGTCCAATGGTTGACGATGAGAATAGATGGACTGGTGATTTTCATATTAATATAATCACTCAGCACGATAATAAATTAGATAGAGATGATTATCTAGCTATAATGGATTATGTAAGGTTTACTGCGGCCTCAGTATCTTTGATGGAAACAAATCCTAGATATAGAGAAATGTTAGAAGAACAAGCAGACATACATCTTCCAAGAGAAAAAGTTAAAAAGTCGTTGAAAACAATTAAAACGAATGATAATGTCATAACAGTTGATTTTGAAAAGAAAGATTAATATGTTAAGGCATTTAGAGTACATGAAGATGAGAGCAAAACAAGCCGAAGAACAGTCTGATAGCGTAGAGATACAAGACATGGTAAACAGTCCACCTCACTATAACAAGAGTGGTATAGAATGCATTGAAGCTATTAAAGCTATGACTGGAGAAGGTTTTCAATTTTATTTACAAGGAAATATTATGAAATATCTTTGGAGATACAGATATAAAAACGGTGTAGAAGACCTAAAAAAAGCAAAATGGTATCTCAGTGAGCTTATAGACAACGTTGAGGAAGATGATACAACTTAAAGTTTTATGTACTATTTATGTAGATGAAGAAGAATATCCGATACCTGCTGATGGCAAGGTAGAAATAGAAGTAGAAGACTACTTGCAAGATGTCTTTCACGACATGGAAGGTTTGAAAGTAAAAAGTTTGAAAGTTATTAGGAGTGACAGATGAATAATTATTTACCCACCGATTACCAAAATTTTATTGCGTTGTCTCGCTACGCAAGATGGAAAGATGACGAACAGAGAAGAGAGACATGGTTGGAAACTGTGGATAGATACTCTGATTATATGGAAAATCACCTTAATAAAAAGCATGGTTATAATCTAACCAAGGCTCTGAAAGAAAAACTAAACAATGCTATTGTATCGCTAGGTGTCATGCCTAGTATGAGAGCACTAATGACTGCTGGTGTAGCTTTAGACAGATGCCATGTTGCAGGATATAACTGTAGCTACATACCTGTTGATAGTCCTCGTAGCTTTGATGAATGTATGTATATACTCATGTGTGGAACTGGAGTAGGATTCTCTGTTGAAAGAGAGAATGTAGACAAACTACCTATAGTCAATGAGCACTTTGAAGATAGCACTACAGTTATAACTGTTGCAGATAGCAGACCAGGATGGGCGAAAGCTTTGAGAGAGATGATCGCTATGTTATACGTAGGACAGATACCTAAATGGGATGTCTCACAGATAAGACCCGCAGGTGCTAGACTAAAAACATTTGGTGGCAGAGCATCAGGTCCTGCTCCCCTAGAAGATCTATTTAAGTTTTGCATTGAGAAGTTTAAAGGTGCAAAGGGCAGAAGACTATATCCTATTGAGTGCCATGATATTATGTGCAAGATAGGAGAGGTTGTAGTCGTTGGTGGTGTAAGACGGTCTGCTCTTATCTCTTTGTCTAACTTAGGTGATGATCAAATGCGTCATGCTAAGTCTGGTCAATGGTGGGAGAATGAAGGACAGAGAGCACTAGCTAATAACTCTGTAGCATTTAAAGGTAAACCTGAGATGGGCACATTCATGAGAGAGTGGACTGCTTTATATGAATCTAAGTCAGGAGAACGTGGCATCTTTAATCGTCAGTCTGCTAAAGTAAAAGCAAGTGAGAATGGCAGACGAGATGACAACTATTACTTTGGTTGTAATCCTTGTAGTGAGATCATACTTAGACCATATCAGTTTTGTAATCTTACTGAAGTTGTTGCACGTGAAACAGATGACTTAGAGTCTTTAAAAGATAAAGTTAGAATGGCTACAATATTAGGTACATTCCAATCCACACTTACCGACTTTAAATACCTACGTAAAATATGGAAAGACAACACTGAAGAAGAAAGATTGCTAGGAGTTTCACTAACAGGTATCCTTGATTGTCCTATATTAAATAGTAATTATTATGAGTTGGCAGATGTGTTAGAAGAACTAAAGCAAGTAGCTATTGAGACTAATAAAAAGATAGCCAAAGATTTAGGTATTCCACAGTCAACTGCTATCACTTGTGTTAAACCTAGTGGCACAGTGTCTCAGCTAGTTGATAGTGCTAGTGGCATACACGCAAGACATAATCCTTTTTACATTAGAACTGTACGTGGTGACAACAAAGACCCACTTACTCAGTTTATGAAAGAGGCAGGCATACCTATAGAGCCTGATGTCATGAAGCCTGATAGTGTATCCGTATTTAGTTTTCCTATGAAGTCACCGACTGGTGCTATTACTAGAACTAAGATGACTGCTATAGAGCAACTAGATTATTGGCTACTGTTCCAAAGACATTGGTGTGAACATAAACCCTCTGTTACTATATCTGTTAAGGAGCACGAATGGATGGATGTAGGAGCTTGGGTGTATAGAAACTTTGACGAGGTGTCTGGTATTAGCTTTATGCCATTTAGCGATTACGTATATCAACAGGCTGTATATCAGGACTGCACAGTTGAAGAATATGGAGAGATGCTAAAACAAATGCCTAAATCAATTGATTGGGTAAAGCTACAAGATTTTGAGAAAGAGGACCACACATCAGGTGGACGAGAGTTGGCTTGTAGTGCTGGTGTATGTGAGGTAGTGGACATTGAGGCGGCATGATTGAAGGTGCAGACATGCCTAACTGGTGGCAGTGGTGGTTACTATTAGCCATCACTGTCAACACAGCCATCAACGTAATCGTATTCTTCAAGCACAGGTTTAGGAGGCCACGTAATGGATAAGATAGCTGACATGCTAGTAAAGTTACTCAGCAGATTTGTTAAGTTCCAAAATCAACCGGAGTATTTAAGTGGCAAAAAAGACTCGACAAAAGAAGCAGAGTAGTTTAGCATGGAAACGTGGTGATGGGTGGGTGCAGTTCAATCCCCATCCTCACCATCCTTGTTATGAAGATTGGATGAAGAAAAGAAAGGAGAAAGAGAATGAAGAAGCAAATGATACAGGCACTAAGTAATCATGCTATTGCAAATATACACTTGCATAAAACAAACATTGATATATACTTTACTAATCCAGCAGGTATTGGAGAACACTCTGATATCTTGGAAGCAGTACAGGGT